ATCTAGTATTAGTTTTCCTATTAATAGGTCTAAGTACCCTTGACCGCCTCCACACGCACGGCTACGCAGCAAAGCAAATAAAAAATAACACTTTAAAGGGGGTACCCCCCAAAATCGCATTGGCTCTATATATATATGGATTACTTCCCACAGCGAGGGGGAAAATCGAGTTATTAACAGGTATTAATTGACTTTAATCCTTTAGGTTTGTAGAATAAAGGTATGGGAAAAATACTTACAGACAAGCAAAAAGTCTTTGTTCAGCACTTTAGTCAAACAGGGAATGCAACTCAGGCAGCAAAGAACGCAGGATACTCGCCCAAGACAGCAGAACAGCAAGGTTATGAGCTTAAAAACAAACTATCTTTAGAGATAGAGGATGAAACTAGAAAGCTAATGGGATCATGTGTGCCAATGGCAGTTGATAAGCTAAAAAAATTGGTGGAGGATGAAAGAATTAGTCCTTCGGTTAGACTGGGTGCTATTAATTCTATCTTGGACAGAACTGGTTATCAAACTACGCACAAAGTTGAAGATGTTACTGGTAAAAAATCTGACGAGGAATTACAAACAGAGTTAAATCATTTATTATCTAATATTATGGTAGATGAAAAAGACGTTAACTAAGGTTAATTATGCAACCTGACGCATTAAGGCAGAGTTTTGAGGTCTTGCACCAGAAAGTAACTGCAATTATTTATTATTGTGGTACAACTTATAGTAAAGATGCAGAGCTTATGCGTATAATTAGGGAGATTGCAGAGCCGTTGGACGATTTATATAGCCATTATTGGGAGCTAGATTTAGAAATGATACCGAAAGACAAGGATAATATACTAAATTGAGTGAACAATTAGAACGTGCAGTAGAAATAGCTAAAGAATTAGAACGTAGAAAAATCACAAATAAACTAGTAGACTATAAACCTTATAAATATCAACAAAAATTCCACAATACTGTAGCATCGCAACGATTACTTATGGCAGGAAACAGGATAGGTAAGTCGTTTTGTGGTGCAACAGAACTTGCAATACATCTTACAGGTAAATATCCTGACTGGTGGGAGGGGAAAAAATTTGATAGACCTATTAGAGCATGGGCAGGTGGCTCATCTAATGAAACAACTAGAGATATATGTCAAAAAGAACTAGTAGGACAACCCGATGATCCGTCAGCTAGAGGTACTGGCTCTATACCATTTAACGATATAGGCGAAGCTACAAGAAAACCAGGTGTACCTAATGCTCATAACTCCCTTGTTGTCAAGCACGTTACAGGTGGTTGGTCAAGGTTAGGTTTTAAAGCATATGAAATGGGTAAAGAAAAATGGATGGGAGAAGCTGTAGACGTAGTATGGCTAGATGAAGAACCACCACCAGCAATATATAGCCAAGCATTAACAAGAACTGCAGATAGAGGTGGTATTGTATTTATGACCTTTACTCCTGAAAACGGAATGACTGAAACAGTTGCACAATTTGTAAACAATTTAAAACCAGGACAAGCATTGGTACAAGCTGGATGGGATGATGCACCTCATATGACAAAAGATGTAAGGGACCAAATATTAGCTGCTTTGCCACCACACGAAAGAAAAATGAGGGAACAAGGTATACCACAACTAGGTTCTGGTCTTGTATTTCCTATTGCAGAAGATGATATTGTATGTGACCCAATAGATATTCCTACATATTGGCCACGATTATGTGGTATTGACTTTGGTTGGAATCACCCTACTGCTGCTGTGTGGATTGCATGGGATAGAGATGCAGATATAGCATACGTTTATGATAGTTATGCTATGCGACAAGAAGCTGTGCCTATTCATGCAAGTGCAATTAAGAGCCGAGGAAACTGGATACCTGTTGTCTGGCCTATGGATGGCAGACAAGCAGATAAAGGATCTGGTAAATCGCTTACAGAACAATATAGAGCAGAGGGTTGTAATATGTTGCGAGAACATTTTAGTAATCCACCATCGCAAGGACAAAGAGATGGCACAGGTGGTGTGTCAGTTGAAGCTGGAATACAAGAAATGTATACCCGTATGCAGACAAAAAGATTGAAAATATTCAAAAATCAAGATAAACTATTACAAGAACTGCGTATGTATCATCGTAAGGACGGAAAAATTGTACCGATCAATGATGATGTTATTTCTGCAATGAGATATTGTGTTATGTCGTTAAGGAAATCTAGGATTAAAAATTATCAACCTAGTTACATACAAGCAGAAAGTGAGTTTAATGTTTTCGCATGAGGAAAGAACACAAAAGTAAGACTGGAGGTTTAACTGCAAAAGGCAGAGCACATTTTAAAAGAACAGAAGGTGCTAATTTAAAACCACCAGTAAGCAAAGGGAAGAACCCTAGACGTGTTAGTTTCGCTGCAAGATTTGCTGGAATGAAAGGACCTATGAAAGATAGTAAGGGTAGGCCAACAAGAAAAGCATTAGCTTTAAGAAAATGGGGATTTGGGAGTGTAGCAGCAGCTAGAAGTTTTGCTGCTAATAATAAAAAGTCATAGGAGATTTGCAATATGCCAATGGGTAAAGGAACATACGGAAGTAAAAAAGGTAGACCACCAAAAAAAGGTAAACTTACAGCAGGTCAAAAAAAATTACCAGCTACACTTAAAAGTAAAATTATGAAAGCGAAGAAAAAGAAATGAAGAAAAAACCTGGATTATACGCAAATATAAATAAAAGGAAGAAAGCAGGTACAAGTAGACCTAAATCTAAATCTACTATATCCTCAAAAGCATATGCAAATATGAAAGCTGGTTTTCCTAAAAAGAGGAAAAAATAATGGGTGGAGTAGCAAGAGTTTTTACAAGTATTTTCAAAGGTGTAACAAAAAGTGTTAAAAAGAAAAAACCTGCACAAATTATTGAAAAACCTAAAGAAGTTGCTAAAACAACAGCACAACAAACTTCTGCAAGGTTAGGGTCAGCATATGGTGCATCATCTACTTTGTTAGGTGGAGCAACTGGAATTACTGAACAAGCTAAAACATCGAGAACTTTATTAGGATCATAATGATAAAACCAGTATTTGATGAGTCTAAAAAACAAGAATTTTATGATTGGATATCGCCTAGAGCAGATATTGAAACAGATGATTATGAAATTATAGGTTTTGTAGATGAAAAAAATAATATTGTAGGTGCAATATTGTTTTGTAATTATGATGGTAATAATATCTATGTTCATATTGCTGCAGATACACCAAAAGCAGTTCAAAGAAGATATATAAAATTAATGTTTGATTACATTTTTAATCAAGTTAATTGTCAAAGAGTAACTACAATTTGTTTGCCTAACAAATTAAGAAGTAAAAAATTAATAGAAGGTGTTGGTTTTAAACAAGAAGGATTATTAAAAAATTATTTAAAAAAAGAAAATCAATTGCATGATGTTATAATATACGGAATGCAAAGAGAGGAGTGTATATGGGTTTCTTAGGAAGTATATTTGCACCTAAAATGCCAAAACCACCACCTATTGATACAAGTTTAAGAGATCGTGAAGCTGCTGCTCAAGCAAAATTAGAAAAAGAAAAGCAACGACTTTTATCTTCTGGTAGAATGGGTATGAGTTCTACTATACTTACAGGTGGCCAAGGTGTTACAGATGAAGCTGAAACAGGTCGTACCTTGTTAGGTGGGTTGTAATGGAAAAATTTAATTATTTTAAAAAAAGACTAAACTCTATGTCTAGCACTAGAGGTACATGGGAAGATCATTGGCAAGAAATACTTGATTATGTAATGCCAAGAAAAGCTGATGTTACTTTTACTAGAACAAAAGGTGACCAAAGAACAGAAATATTATTTGATTCAACAGCTATGACATCTACTACTTTATTAGCTGCAACTATGCAAGGTACTTTGACATCACCATCGCTACAATGGTTTCATATCAAAATAAGAGAAACTGAAATAAATTTAGATAGAGACGTGCAGCTCTGGTTAGAAGATTCTGCAAAACGTATGTATGATTTGTTTAATCAAACTAATTTTAATTCAGAAGTACACGAACTTTATCTTGATTTAGTTGCTATGGGAACAGGTTGTTTGTTTATTGAAGAAGGCAACAAAGGATTTGCTACTGATCAAATACACTTTAAAGCTATGCATATTTCTGAATATTATATACAAGAAAATATTTCAGGGTATGTAGATACTTTATATCGAAAATATAAATTATCTGCAAGACAAGCTGTGCAAGAATTTGGCAAAGATAATCTTGGTGAAAAAGTATTACAAGCTGCTGCAGATAAACCAGATAAAGAATTTAATTTTATTCATGCAGTTGAACCTACTGAAGATTACGAAAGAGCAATGGGTAAATCTAATACTAAGTTACCATTTCATTCATGTCATGTATGTGAAGAAGATAAAATGATTGTACGAGTAGGAGGATACAACGAGTTTCCTTACCTTGTACCTAGATGGTCAAAAGCAACAGGCGAAATATATGGTCGTTCACCATCTTACAATGCATTACCAGATATTAAAACACTTAACAAAGCAGTAGAAATAGGACTTAAAGCATGGGCAAAATCTATTGATCCACCATTATTAGTACAAGACGATGGTGTTATAGGAAAAGTAAGAATGACACCAGGTGGTATAACTGTTGTAAGAAGTGATGCTGCTGTAAGACCTTTACAGATAGGTGCTAACTGGCAAATAACAGATTTAAAAGAAAACCAATTAAGAACAGCAATACGTCAAGCATATTACTCTGACCAGTTACAATTACAAGAAGGTCCACAAATGACTGCTACAGAAGTACAAGTAAGATATGAACTTATGCAAAGACTGCTTGGACCTACACTTGGTAGATTTCAATCAGAATTTTTAAACCCACTTATAGAAAGAGTGTTTGGAATTATGAATAGAGCAGAAGCATTTTTACCTACACCCGATATTCTTGAAGGACAATTAATTGATATTGAATATGTTGGACCACTTGCAAGATCACAACGAATGGAAGAAGCAGTAGCTGTTGAAAGACTTTATCAACTAGCTATGCAAATAGGACAACTTGACCCAGCAATAATGGATATTGTAAATCATGATGAAGCAATAAGAGCAAGGGCACAATTACTTGGAGTGCCTAAATCTATATTAAGAGGTAGAGAAGAAGTAGATGAACTTAGAGAACAAAGAGCAATGCAACAACAAATGCAACAAGAAATAATGATGCAACAACAACAAGCTGAAATAGCAGCAAAACAAGGTTCAGCATTAAAAGATATGTCAGGTGCAGAAACACAAGATGTATTAGAACAAGTTGGTCAAGCTGTAGAAGAAGAAGGTGCAGCAATAGATTCCGAGGTTGCTAATGAAGGATAAAACTTCAGATGAAGAATTAAAGCGACAAAAAATAGATTATTTTATAACATTTAGCTCCAAAGAAGGAGAAAGAGTTTTAGCTGATTTAACATCAGCTTATTATCATAGGAGTTCTTTTAGTAAAGATCCTTATGAGACTGCTTTTAAAGAAGGGCAAAGAGCAGTAATAGTCAGAATAATTAATCTTTTAAAGGAGGATAAAACAAATGGCTGACGAACAAACGACCACAGAAGTGGCAGATAACCCCGTTACAGAACAAAATTCAGAATCTGTATTAGGGTCTGGCATAAGTGATAATCAAACACAAACTGATTGGAAATCATCTTTGCCAGAAGAATTAAGAAATGAACCAACTTTGCAAAATCTAAATGATGTAGAATCATTAGCAAAGACTGTAGTTCATCAACAAAAAATGATAGGTAATAGAATACCATTACCTAAAAACGATGAGGAGAAAGCAGAACTTTACAATAAACTGGGTAGACCAGATGATCCTGCTAACTATGAGTTTGAAATACCAGAAACTCATAAACCATATTTTGCAGAACCATCTGTAAATGAGTTTAAAAATGTTGCACATCAAATTGGTTTAAACAATGATCAAGTAAAAGCATTAATTGATTATCAAGTTAATGAAATGAATAATGCTGCTGAAATGGAACAATCTGAATTATCAGTAAATCGTGAACAAGTAGAACAATCTTTGAAACAAGAATGGGGTTTTGATTACGACAAAAACCTTAGAGCTGCACAAAGAGCTATTGACGTTTATGGTGATGATGATTTAAAACAATTACTAAATGGACCAGCAGGAAATGATCCTGCTATAGTAAAATTATTTGCTAGACTTGGTGGAGAAGTTACTGAAGAAATGGCTAAAAATACACAAAATAATAAATTAAGTGTATCACCATTAGATGCTAAACAAGAAATAGAGCAAATAATGACTGACACTAAAGGTCCATATTTTGATGCTAGTCATAAAGATCATTTAGCAACTGTTGAAAAAATGCGACAATTACATGAAAAAGCATTTGGCAATAGTTAATTTTTTATGATATAATTTGCGTACCAAGTTCGCCCTTTTAGGATAACGAATCGGTTAGCCGTATGTGGCTATAAAACATAGGTTTCCCGTTAAGGATAAAGACCGATTTAAAAATTTATTTTAAGGAGGACTGAATTATGTCAATACAAATTACAACAGCTTTTGTTGAACAGTATAAAAGCAACGTATTTCATTTGGCTCAACAGAAAGGTTCAAGACTTAGAGATGCCGTTAGAACAGAAACAGTAACTGGTAAAGCACATTTCTTTGAAAGAATTGGCTCTGTTGCAGCACAATTAAGAACGTCTCGTCACTCTGATACTCCTCGTATGGATACACCACATTCCAGACGTAAAGTGTCATTGGATGATTATGACTGGGCAGACTTAATTGATAACGAAGATAAAGTAAGAATGCTTATTTCTCCTCAATCCGAATATGCACAAGCAGGTGCTTGGGCTATGGGTAGAGCAATGGATGATGCTATTATTACAGCAGCTACAGGAACATCTTATGGTGGAGTAGCTGGTGGTACATCAGTAACACTTCCATCAGGAAATAAAGTAGTACATGGTAGTACAGGGTTAAACCTTGCAAAACTACTATCTGCTAAAGAGATTATTGATGCAAGTGATGTAGACCCAGAAGAAGAAAGATTTATTGTATGTACAGCAGGTCAAATTACAGACCTATTGAACGTAGAACAAGTTACATCTGCTGATTACTCTACAGTAAAAGCATTAGCACAAGGCGAAATCGACACTTATCTAGGATTCAAATTTATCCGTACACAAAGATTAGGTACAGATAGTGATGGAAACAGACAAGTATTAGCATTTTGTAAATCAGCAATAGGACTTGCAGTTGGAGCAGATATTTCAACTAAAATTTCCGAAAGAGCTGATAAAAATTACGCAACACAAGTATTTTTATCAATGACAGTCGGTGCAACTCGTATCGAAGAAGAAAAAATGGTAGAAATTGCCTGTACGGAATAAAATTTAAAACAAGGAGGACATTAACATGGCCGTAACAACACAAAATAGTACAGAATACACAAATGCAATAGCCACTCCTGTAGTAACAGCAAATGCTGTTGCTGATAAAGGTAAACTAAGAACATTACAGTTTACACATAATCAAAGTGGAGTTGGTGACGCAGGTTCAACTGTTACCCTTGGGAAACTTCCTGCAGGTAAAGTTAAACTATTAGGTGGCTTATCAAGATTCTATTGTAACTGGACAGCAAGTTCACAAACAATGGATATCGGATGGGCAGCTTACAACGATTTAGATGGAACAGCAGTAACTGCTGACCCAGATGGTCTAGTAGATGGTTTAGATGTTGACACAGTAGGTTATTTTACAATGGAAGGAAACACAGCAGCAGGTAAACTGCTTGGTGGAAACTATACATTTGAAAGTAAAGCTGGAGTTGCTATCGTAGCAAAAGCTATTGGTGCTTTAGCAGACGATGACGATTTAGTAGGTGTAATTACCTATATCGTAGACTAGTACGACAACAAAGGGGGTAGTTTCGGCTACCCTCTAAAGGATAAAAATGGCAACTGAAGTTTCAATATGTTCAAACGCACTTAGAAAACTAGGAGATGACCCTATTACATCCCTTACTGATGACACAGAAAGAGCACGACTTTGTAATAGTTTTTATGAATCATCAAGAGATTCTTGTTTAAGATCACACCCTTGGAATTTTGCAATAACTAGAGCAACACTTGCACAATTGTCAACAACACCTGCTTATGGATTTTCTTATCAATATGCATTGCCTACAGATCCATACTGCTTAAGGGTCTTGGAAATGGAATATCAAGACTACATATTTAAAATAGAAAATTTAGCAACTGAAGGTAGAGTGTTATTAACAGACGAAGGAACAGCAAAAATACTTTATATTGCTAGAATAACTAATACAACATTATTTGATCCTTTATTTGTAGACTTGCTAACAGCTAAACTTGCAACAAATTTAGCTTATGCAATAACTGGAAGTCTAAAAGTACAGGAACAAATGTATTTACTTTATACAAAAAAACTTTCTGAAGCACGAAGTGTTGATGGACAAGAAGGGTTTATTGATGACCTTGTTTCAGATACATTTACAGATTTTAGAAAAGGTTTTTAATGGCTAGAGTACATCCTATACAAACTAACTTTACTCGTGGTGAAATAAGTCCACGACTTATTGGACAAGTTGATTTGTCAGCTTATAAAAATTCTGTAGAAACCTTAGAAAATATGACTGTGTTTCCACAAGGTGGAGCAACAAGAAGAGGTGGCACTAGGTTTGTAACAGAAGTAAAAGATTCTTCAGCAGTAACAAGATTAATACCTTTTGAATTTAATGTAGAACAAGCATATGTTTTAGAGTTTGGAAATTTATATATAAGATTTTATAAAGATAATGGACAAATAGTAGAAGCTGATAAAACTATATCAGCTATTACAAAAGCAAACCCAGCAGTAGTAACAGCAACTTCACATGGATATGCCGATGGCGACCATGTATGGATTAATAATGTTGTTGGTATGACAGAAGTAAACGGAAGAAGATATACTGTGGCAAATAAAACAACAAATACATTTGAATTATCTGGTGTAAATTCAAGTAGTTATACAACATATAGTTCAAATGGTGATGCACAAAAAGTTTATGAAATTGCTACTCCATACACAGCAGCACAAGTTTTTGATTTAAGATTTGCACAATCAGCAGATGTAATGTATATAGTGCATCCTGAACATGAACCAGAAAAATTATCGAGAACGGCTCATACTACTTGGACACTTGCAGATGTAGATTTTGCAGCAACTGGTCCGTATTTAGATGCAAATACAACTACAACAACATTGACACCAGCATCTTCTGCTGTTGCCACAGGTGTAAATATAACTGCATCAGCAACAACAGGTATTAATGATGGAGATGGTTTTCAGACTACAGATGTTGGACGAATTTTAAAATTTAATAGTGGTGAAGCTAAAATTACTGCAAGAACTAATACAACAGTTGTTGTTTGTACTATAACAAAAGCATTTGCAAATACAGACGCAACAGTTGGATGGCAACTTGGTACATTTTCAAATACAACTAAATTCCCATCTACTGTTACATTTTATGAGCAAAGGTTATTTTACGGAGGATCAACATCATATCCACAAACTATATGGGCATCACAGTCTGGTTTGTTTGACAATTTTGACGTAGGCGATTCAAGTGCAGCAGATGCTTTTATATATACTATTGCAACAAACAAAGTAAATGTTATTAGATTTTTATCACCAGCTAAAGATTTAATCGTAGGAACAGCAGGTGGTGAATTTAAAGTTGGACGACCTTTAGGAGAACCACTAAAACCAGATAATGTAAACATTACACAACAAACTACTTATGGATCACATACAACTGAACCTATACAAATAGGTGGTGATGTATTATTTGTGCAAAAACAAAGAAAGAAAATAAGATCATTTGAATTTAGGTTTGCAGATGATACATACATTTCACCAGATCTAACATTACTTGCTGAACATATAACAGATACAGGAATTGTAGATGTAACTTGGGCACAAGAACCAGACCAAATCTATTGGGCAGTAAGAGATGATGGAACATTATTAGGTATGACTTATTTAAAAGAACAAGAAGTATTAGGTTGGCATAAACATATTATAGGTGGTAAAGCAGTAAACTGCACAATTACACTTACAGATTATGCAAACATACAATCTGGTACTAAACTTACATTTGCAAAACGAGATGGTACAGAAGTTACATTTACATCTACTACAGGTACAGCAGGTACAAATGAATTTAAAACAGAAACAAGTAACAATACTTCTGGTACTAATTTAAAAAATGCTATAAATGGTCATGCAGATTTTACAGCTACAGTAGCTTCTAATGTTGTAACTGTGTCAGAAACAACACCAGAATCTACTGGGTATTTAACTGTAACAAGTCAAGATGTTATTAGATTAGCTAAAGTAAATGAAAGTCAAGCAAAAGTAAAATCAGTAACGTCAATATCTGAAGCAACAGAACATCAAGTATGGGTAATTGTAGAAAGAATTATTAATGGTGCAACTGTACAATACGTTGAATACCTTGACAGCACGTTAAACCAAGATTCTGCTTTGTCAGGAACAGTAACAGGTTCTAGCACTACAGTTACAAGTCTTGATCATTTAGAAGGTGAAACAGTACAAGTTTTAATAGATGATGCTGTATACCCAAAACAAAAAGTAACAAGTGGAGCAGTAACAGTTAGTTTGCCAAGCACGTTTGCAGCTAAAACAATAGAAGTAGGATTAGGATACGAATCTACATTAAAAACATTAAGAGTAGAAGCAGGTTCACAAGTGGGTACTGCACAAGGGTCTAAAAAAAGGTATAATGAAGTTATAGTTAGATTACATGAAAGTGTTGGTGCAACTATAAATGGCGACCAACTTCCTTTTAGAAGTTCGGCTAACAATATGGGTGAACCAATACCAGCATTTACAGGAGATAAAAGAGTTTCTAATTTAGGATGGAACAGGGAAGGTCAAATTACTATTAAACAAACACAACCTTTACCTATGACTGTCTTGTCTGTAACAGGCACATTAGTAACGAGTGATTAAATATGGCATTTTGGTTAGCAGCAGCAGCAGTAGCATCAACAGCAGTTTCTTTTATGGGTTCTTTAAATCAAAGTAGACAACTCCGAGCTGCTGCAAAAGCAGATAAAAATACAAGAATTAACCAGAAGATGCAAGAAAATATAATTGCTGCAGAACGAGCACAATTATTTATGAGTGAACAAAGAGCAGCACAAGGAGCAAGAGGGGTTGCAATGAATCAAGATTCTCCTTTGTTAGAAATAAATAATACGATAAATGACGTTGAAGATGAATTTAGTGTTATAAATTCACGATTAACAAATGATTTAAACCAAATTGATTTTAGACTAGCAGGAGCTTTAGCAAAAGAAAGTTTTAATAGAGGTGTTAATTTAATACAAGGTGCTGCAATGAGTTATTATGCTTTTAAAAGTCCAACACCTGGTGCTAAACCAAACAATTTACCTACACCTTCAACTTTTTTAAAACCAGGAACAGGTCCAGGACCTGGTGGGCAAACATATGACTACGAATTTAATAAATTTTTTAACAAATATTCGCCTAGGAGTTATTACTAATGGTTATGAAACCTCTTAGAAAAAACAGAACTGAAACTCTTATTGGCCCAACAAATTATTTAGGCATTGCCCAAGGTAATAGATTGCCTTTTGAAAAACTAACAAATGTAATTGATTCTAATATTCAAAATAAAATACTTAAAGATGAAAAAACAGAAAATTTAAGAGTCAATCTAAAAGTACAAGACGAAACTGCTTTAGCAGCAACTAGGGTACAAAAATTAGTTGATGAACTTAAAAATAATCCTAATGCAGCTTTCCTTACTGAACAACAATTAAACAATACATTTAATAAACACGCAGCATCAGAGTTTAAATTGTTAAGAAATTTGCAAAAAACAGATCCAGGAGCTGCTCGATACCTTTTTTCTAATATTCATACTGTTCTAAATAATGGTAGAAAAGATTTTTTCAAAGTTAAAGATACATTTTTAGGTGTAAAAGCAAATCAAGCAGTTACAAATTCTCCTACATATATTAAAAATAAACTTTCTAAATATAGTGGTGAAGCAAAAGTATCAGTTTTAGAAAATTTAATACTAGGAGAAAATGGACATTTAGCAAATATGCAAGGATATGCTATTAATTATAAAATAAAAGATTTTAATCTTGAAGAAGCAAAAACTAATGCAACACTAGAAACATTTGAACAACTACTTATAGAAGGTGCTAGAAATGAAATTACTGGCAGAATAGATTATGACAACATTTTAACAAATTTAAAAAATCCTAAATTAACAAAACTTTTTGGTTTACAATTTGGCAAT